CTTTTAAGAAATCAAATAAGACGGTTGATTGAGCGTAGTTAACGTTTAAATCTGTATGCTTGTTAACATAATAACAATAAGCATGTAACCCTTTAATCTTTTCGTATTGATCAGCGACAACCGACATAGTGTCCTGCAAACCAATAGCACTCTCTTGAAAATCATCTTTACTCGCATATAGCTTTGAGGCAGTTTGGACGCTTCGACGTACTAAGTCTGGCATCCACCCATCCTTATGAATAACGTATCCAACGTATTCACCAACATCGTCACTTGACAATAGTTTACAACCAAAACCCCAAGCACGCAATTGTTTGAAATTTGCCTCTATTGGGGTTAAATTACCACGCATCTGTGAATCATCACCTTGAAACATCGCTAATATCAGTTCTAATATATCATATATAAAACCACATAAAGCCATATTATTAATTGTATTACCACCTAAAGTGTGTTGTTGACCTGAAAACTGTTTTAAATGACCTTGTATTGTCATAGCACCATGTTTATTAACAACACTTTGGCGCCATTTGGTCCTCATTGTAACATAATAATTACACATTTCAAAAACGAAATTCGGTAGACCATAAAGAATAAAATCACTTTCGAAAACATATTTAGCGCCAAGAACAGCACCAAACATAGTTGCATCGAAATAAATGTTAATTTCATTATTACTAGAGTCCCATTCCTCAAAATCGTTATCCCAAACTTTATGTTTACCAGCTTTCCTCAAAATTTTAGTTGTTTTAATTTTATATGACCTTATGTCTTCACCACTAGTTATTATAACATTTTCTTTCAAAACTTCTTTAAGCTTACGTAAAGCTAAACGAGATACAGCGGCAAACATAATATTAATAACTTTGCTGACTGCTGATACACCTTGACCAGCTTTCATTTGTTCTTGCCAAGCAGTTTTAGCTTGGTATTTGGATTGAGCTTTCATGAAGAAATCAATTGTATTATTAATATCACTCTTAGTAATATTATTAATGATATCAGAAAACTCTTTCTCATTATACAAAGTTCTCTCTTTGCGATAAGATTCACCTTCAGTAAAATTATCTCTATTCCTACCAAAACCTTCCAATTTCTTCTGCAAAGCTTCCAAATATTCATTAGTAGCTAAAGTAACTTCTTCTTGACTACTAGCAAAGCTATCATAGAAAATTTCTAAAGTTGGACATTTCTTTTTATCAACGAACTTATACAAACCTTCCCACATATGTTGAGTAGCAGTAAACACATCAGAGACACCTTTAGTTGCTTTTAAGTATCTCTTAGCTGCTGTATACGTAGTTAAAAATTGATTAGAAATATTATATATTTTTGAATAAGTATTACGTGTACATCTTTTACCAATTTTATTCGTACCAAAATTTGTTAACATGCCGACATTAACCATCAATTTAGATGGTTTTGATATAGTACCTTCCGCGACTGGCGGAAGATCCGTTACACCAATCATAGTGTAATGCTCGTCACCTGCTGGAATTATAGTTGACAATACTTCCTCAAAGTGTTCAACTGAAACCTTATCTATAGCTAAATTTTGACCAATTTCAATCTCATGAATCATTGGTATTTTCTGTTTATAAACACTAGTAACTGGCGTTTCAGATAAAATATCCGTTATACCAGCTTGCAATGTTTCAAAATATTTATTACCATCAGCCGGTTCGTAAATAAACAAACCATTAGTATGTCTAGTTATTGCGACATATTCCCAACTACCTTTACAAGTATTAATATCATCAGCAGATTCAATTACTAAACCAACATTGGCTCTAGTTTGACCTTTAACTTCGTGTATGGTTCTATCACATTTATATTTATCCCTAGTTTCTTGTGTTGGTGCGATTTTAAAAGTTAAACAATTTTCAAAGAAATTCTTTGAACACTTCCAAATTGATCTATTTCTGTGTACGGAAGTAGAAACCATAGGTATACCTTTGCCACGACAAATCATAGCAACGTCTGGTGGACACCTTTTGCTTTCAACCAAATCATACTTATAATCAAATTTCAAACCATCATCACCTAACATCTTATTAAAATCACAATAACCTATTTGATTAGGATCACCTATCAAGAAAATCTCTTTACAATACATAGTAAGAATACTTAAATAAATAGACGGTATTTCTTGAAATTCATCAATTATAAGTTGGACATCTTTCCTGCCCATAACAGCTAACAAACCAGTATGAGGTGTAAAAACATTATGTTTACGGACAGCACCATTCTTAAGAAAATCTTTAAGATTATCATTAGTCGAAGTTATTATAACAGTTTCATCATCAACTGTAGCATATTTATTTATTTTCCTTGATTTTCCAGCACCACCAACACCACACAAATAAGAAATTTTCATTTGTTTGTGTTTAAAAATTCCAAACTTACTAGCGTCTTTAATACTATGCGCTAACTTATGACAAACAGTTAATTTTGATTTCAATAAATCTTCTGCATAAGCTTCCAATTTATCAAAATTTGATGAAAAGATAAAACTACTATCAGTCTTCTGGTTAATCTGTGGAGTTGTAGAATAACAATAATTATTCCTCATAAGGAAATTCACACTAGCGTCATTAAAATAATTTCTATCACAAAAAGGTATATTAAAATCCCTATGAGTTAACACGCAATAAACTTCTGATGAATGAGTTTTAGGCGTGAATAAGAAATAATAATTACAATCGAAATTTTTAATGTGTTTGTTGTTCCAAAGACCGTACTTGACCACAATTGAGCAATCTTTAATAAGTAAATCATTAACGACACCATCTGGTATATGATCATAAAATGTGTCTATAAACACAGCACTCTTTGCTTTAGTAATTTGTGGTAAAGTTTTCATATCTTTATATTCATGCAATTTATCAGTTATGTAACATTTAAAAGAACCTTCACCTACGTAATTAGCACCTCTAACATATTTAAAATATGTTTTCAATTTATTATATAATTCGCCTGGTGCTACACAATAATCATAGACATATTCATGTTCTTTTCTTAAAGTATCTATAATAGGCATTATTTTCTCACTAACTTTAATATCATCACTTTTCGGCATAGCAATAGTTGGTGAATCATAAACACAATCAGGTATCAAGTCCTTCTTCATAGCATACAGTAAAGGACTACCATGTTCAATATCCAAAATTTTACGTTTTGGTATCTTCATTATCAACTCTTTCTGATGAGCATCAAAACCTTGTGCAGCTAAAATTAAAGCGAGATGTTTTAAATCATCCTTATACATATCATAATTTTTATTACACCTACAAGCACAAGGTGCAAAATGCCTTTCTTTGCCATTAAAATAACTTGCAAAAAATACAGGTGCTGTTTCACCATCACAATTCTCTACATTTTCATCTAAAGCATTAACAGTGTTATTAGACGAAAAATCATGGACAACAAAATCCATTTTAATTTTCAGATGTTGCATTA